CGGCGGTGTTGGTGGCGACCGGCACATAAAAGAGCAGCATGCCGGGCTTGAGTTCGATATCGGCCACGCCCGCCGCGAGGTCAGCGGTGGCGGCATCGGCGCTGCCCGCGACATTGGTCAGGCGCAGCACCCCGCCATCGGCGGTGGCGGCACGGCGCGCGTCGGCCTCGTCGGCAAGCAGTGCCTGGCCGACGGTGCCGGTCGGCAGATCGCCGATCCGGGTCCAGCTTCCGGTGCCGGGATTGCCGCTTTTTCTGTAGGTGCCGATCCGCGCCGGATCGGGATCGCCATGGACATGCCCGGTGGCCCCATCGGGCCAGGAGAGATCGGCGTAAAGTTCGGCCCGGGTCGCATAGGCGGGTCCGGTCATCGCCGAGATCAGCGCCGCCATCCGGGTCACCCCGATGCGCACCGTGCTGCCCTGGTAGTTGCCAAGCAGATCGTCGGCGATGTCCGACGCGGCAACGCCCGTAGTTTTGACACCAGTTTCCAAGTCGGCCTCCTAAAGAATGGTGACGGTGAATGGCCCCGAAACCGCACCGGGCCAGCCCTGCGATGTCTGCGGCTCAACGTAGTAATCGAAGGTTCCGATCGGCAGGCTGCGGTCGGTTTCGGCAAACAGGACCGCATTATCGACGCTGCCGTCGAAGTCGGCGCTGGCCACCAGCGCGAAGGTGTCATTTCCAGACACAGCGAGAATGCGGCCCGATGCGATGCCATTGGTCACGATGGCCGCGCCGTCCTGACCGGTGCCGCCCGCAAGGCGCGGCGTCAGGGTTCCGGCGCTGCGGCCTGCCACCTCCACCTTCCAGCGATACCAGGTGCCAGCGACCAGCGTCCTGACCTGCGAGAGGGTGCCGACTGCGCCGCTCGTATGCGTGGCGATCCCGGACGCGATGGACCAGCCGCCGTCGGTGATCCATGGGTTGCTGTTTCCAAACAGCGGCGAGTTCAGAATGTTGACCCTTGTGGCGTCGCCGTCCACATATTCGGCCGATGTGTTGGGGGTCACCTGCCATGGCCTGCCTGCCCGATGCAGGGCGCGGTCCAGCAGCGCGCCAACCGGCACGCGGTAAAGCTGGACCTGCGCCAGCGCCGGATCATTCGGGACCGACATGATGACACGGACATGGCCAAGGTCGGGCGTGATGGCGACCGCGCTTTGCGGGATGGCACCCGGCAGCACTTCGCCCGATCCGATGACGATGCTGCGCTCCCCGGCCGATGGCCCCTCCGTGCCGTCGATGGCGACGGCATGGGCGCGCAGGGTGACGGTGTCGCCCTGGACAAACTCCGGGCGGCTGATCACGACCGACGCGGCGGCTGGCGTGGTGCCCATGTCCGGCGCGGCCGGTTGCCACGGATCCAGCGGGTCAAGCCGCCACTCGACACGCCAGCCATGCAGAAGCGCAAATTCCTCCGGCGCAGGTCTGAGTTCGACCGTGACGGCATAGGTGTAGCCGGTGACCGGGCCGGGAATGTACTCCCCGTCATTGGAGAGCATCTCCTGGATCGGATATGTGTCGGACCGGATCGAGACATAGACCGGGGCGAGCGGCGTCACCGACCCATCCAGCACCGTGCCCACCCGGCCGGTCCAGTCTGGCGGCACATCGGCATCGGTCAGCGTGTCGATGATCTCGGCCGCCGCCACCATGCGCAGCACCGATGTGCCGTCTTCACCGGCCTCGACGCCCTTGACCCGCAGCGGCAGGCTTTCCTGCCCCAGCACGCCGACATGCACCACCGCCCCCGGCGCGGGCATCGCATCTGCGTCCGGCAGTTGCAGCGCCCGCGACGGCCCCGCGCGCCAGGCAACCGGGCGCAGCACCGAGGTGGTGATCGCGCGCGCGGGATCGCCGGGATCCGGCGTCACCACAGCAAAGCGGATGCCGTATTCGCTGCCCGCCTCCATCCCGACCTCCTCGTCGATCTCGATCAGGCTGCCCATCATGCCCAGCACCCGGGCCGCGACCATGCCGCGTTCGAGCACGTCCCACGATCCCATCACCAGATCGCCGCGGGTGGCGATGCCCGCGCGGCCGCTCTGCAGCGCCGAAAAGGTGTCGGGGCGGTGGATCAGCTCGTACATCCGCCGACGGCATTCGCGCCAGACCTCGTCGGGATGGGTCTTGCCGGGCAGTTTGATCGACTCGATCAGCCTGATCTCCCCTTCATGCCCCGGCCATGGCACGATCCGCTCTGCCGCCTCATATTCGGCGGTCTCGTCGAGGAACCGCACCCTGAAGGCATGGGGCGGATCGAAATAGGTCCGCGACCAGCCGAACCCGGCCGCGTTGCGCGGGTTGATGTGATCGACCGCCAGATCGCCGGGCCGGTCGATCACCACGCCCCAGCGCAGCATGTCATGGCGCGGGCTGGCGCGCCCGGCCGAGCAGATGGCGATCAGCGCCTCCAGCAGCGAGGCATCATCCTCATGCACCGCGTTGTACTCAAGGCCGCGGGCCGCGCACCAGGCGTACCAGTCCGCGATCAGCGCCATGTCGATGCCGCTGTCGGCAACCGGGAAGTGGTTCTGCCCGCCCTGCAGCGCGTGCAGGCAGGCCGCGGCCGGATTGCGGGTCAGGACATTGTCCTGCCAGGCGCTGCCATCCCAATGCCGCCCATAACGCTGGACCAATGCCGAGAATGTGTCGAGCGCGCCAGAGAGCTGATGCGTCGCCCTGATCCGCAGCGCCACCAGCGCCAGCGGCCGGTCGCTGTTGATGGGATATTCCGGGCGGATCGACTGGATCGCCGCCAGCACCGTGCGGTCGGAGACATCGGTCGATGTGCTCTCATCCGTCATCCGGCTGATCTCCAGCTCCCAGCGGCCGCGTGTCGGCAAGACCCATGTGTGGCTGCGAAAGAACGGCTCGCGCTCCTTCGCGCTGAGGGTCAGCGTCACCACCTCCTGCCAAACCGCGTCGCCGGGCTGGCGCTGGCGGATGCGCACATCGACGCTCCGCGACCTCAGATCGCCGCCGCCATCGAGTTTGAAAAGCCCGGACGGCAGGCCGATGATCACCGTGCAGGCCCAGGTATCAAATGCGGTGAAGCGCTGCACCGGCACCTCCCCGGCCGGGCCCGCGATCACCTCGCCGCTGGAATCGCGCGGCTTCGGCCGGGTCAGTTCGGCATTGGCCGTCTCCTCCAGCACCTGGCGCGGATAGAGCATGACCGGCGCATCGTCAGGCCAGCCCTCGCGGACCTCGATCCCGATGTCCTGGTACTTGTCGAGGCTGGTATCGCCGATCTGGAAGGCGGAGAGGTGCAACGGGCCGTCGCCAAAACAAAAGAGCGCGCGCACATACTGATCGTTGCCGACGATCTCGGTATAGCTCGCGGCGGCGAATGGCGGCGCATAGCGCAGCCGCCCCAGCGGCATCGGCACCGGACGGTCGGGCCGCTCCTCGTTGCGCGGCGCGCCGATGGTCAGGCGGGACTTGCTGTCGCTGTTGCCCGATGGCTGTGGCAGCGGCACCAGCGCATTGACCAGCATCTGCCCGACCATGGTCAGCCCGGCGGCAAGAAGCCCCGTGGACGCGCCAAGGCTCAAACCGGTCGCGCCCGCCAGCGCCGGTGCCATGATCGGGGCAAGCTGCAGTGCCGCGACCGCGACCACGATCATCATGACCGAGCGCAGCGCGTCCTTGCCCGGCACGATCCGGATCACCACCCGCACCCCGGCCCTTGGCCGCACCCGGTGCCAGAGCGCCGGATCGATCGCCCCGGCCCCGGCGGGCGTTACCAGCGACAGGCGCACATGCGCGAGATCGGCAGGGGACAGGCCGGGCAGCGCCTGATGCACGATCTGGGCCAGGGTCAGCCCCTCGGGCAGATCGAGCGCGATGCGACCGGCGCCGGGGTCGATCAGCGGCGCGGCGAGGACCGGGACAACACCATGGGCAAGAGAACTGGTCATTCAGGGCTCCGGTTCTGCGAGACATGGCGGTAGATGCCCACAAGGCGCCCCGACCAGCGCGGCAGGCGGTAATCCTCGATGCGGGCCCCGGTCTCGGCCATGTGCAGCATCAGACCCGGCACCGCGATGACGCCGACATGCGCACGGTGCGGCCCGCGCCGGAACAGTGCTGCATCGAAGGGCGCGGGATTTGCCGCGACAGGCACCCAATCGGACCAGTCCGCTGCGCCATCGATCAGCGCCGCGATCTCGGCGGCCTCGGCCGCGCTGTGATAGGCGCCGTCATGCGAGGGCAGATCGACGCCAAGCTCCGCGGCATAGACCAGCCGCAACAGGCCCCAGCAATCGGCGCCGGTGAGGTCACGCCCGAGGTCACGGTGCGGCAGGCCGAGATAGCGCGCGCTCCAATGTGTCATCTGTGCAGCCCCGGAAAGCGGTCCTTGGTAAAGCTGAGGCCCGGCAGGCTTTCCTCCTCCACCGGCTCGCGGCCGATCGAGGTGGTGACCTCGCCCGCGCTGCCCTCGGCCAGCATCAGCCGCATTCCCGTCGCCTCGAACTCGATGACGTCCGCAGAGCTCGCCAGCACCACCGCCATATGCACCGTGGCGCGGCTGATGAAGCTGCGCAGCAGCCGCGCCACCTCGCCCGTCACCGCCTCGATCACGATGCTGGCCTCGGCCGGGGCCCCTTCCAGATCG